TGATATACTGTACACAGTTCTCAACTCCATCAGAGATCATATCGTCCCTGAACATGTAGTTGATGAAGTTTGGTTTATACGATAAATGGGTGGCAATCTTCAGGAAACATTCACCCAGATAGTTTGGGATGATTGGTCTTGGTTCTCCTAGTTCTTTTGCCTTAGCAACTTTACCTTTGTAGACAATGATAGCCTCAAGGAGTTCTTTGTTGTTAACGTAGTGTTCAGATCTTTTCTTAGGCATCTGTCTTTCTTATCCTGTGAATATTATAGCATTATTGAGAGGGCTTGACAAGGTGCTGATTTATCTGTACAATAACCTTTGTGGAGGTTCAGAAGGAGATTAAGCTTCTTTAATGGCTGAAGGAAGTTTGAAGTCTTCTTCTAATTTATTTCTTGCATCTTTGACAGTACCAAGTGATCCCATTTTATTGGTGATCTCAGATTCAAAGGTCCAATCATCTGATTTTAGATTAGAAACTCTTTGTAGGAATTCATTATAAGAATCGATAAGTTCTTCATTTTCTAGCGGATTGATCTCTGTCATTGTGATGACATTAGAGAGTCTGATCATGAAGATATCATCCTCAGGCATTTGCATCCAAGGCTCAATTTGAGTTTGCATCATAATACCTTTTACCTTGACCTTCATCTTTACAGGGTTCTGTAAAATGATGATAGGATCCTCAGGTTCTAGGTCTACATCGATGAGTGAAAAAATCTCTTCGCCAGAGACTAGTTTGATGACTGCATAGAATTCTGTTTCATTCATTTATCTCTTAGGCTAATGTTTACAACATCATAATTAAACTTTTCTTCGTTATAAATTTTTATTCGTTCAACCAGATGATTTAAGGTGTAATTTCTTTTCTTCTCAAAAGATACATCATCTGCAATATCGTACAGTGTTGCTCTGGTTTTGTTATTTCCTTTTCTAAGAACTCGGCCGATTGATTGAAGATTTCGGACTCTTGACTTAGAGGGTGAAGCGAAGATTACATTATGTAGATTCTTAATATTGATGCCAGTAGAAAAAGTTCCGTAAGATGCAACGATGATTGCGTTGTTTTCTGTTTCTGTAATTGATCTAACTTTTTCTCTGTCTTCAGTATCAACTCCTCCATGGATGAAGAATACCTTACGGCCTTCTTCCACTGAGTTATTTATTAAATTGTATAGAGGTTCGCCATGGCTCTCAACCCTATTGAATAGGATAAGTGTATTACCTTTGAGATCCACTGCTAGATTCTTGATGAAGTTATTACGCTTATCATGATTGATAATGAACTGCACTTCTTCCTCATAGTTATCAAACGTCTGAGGTCTGTGTTTTAGTAGAAGTATTTTGATATCCAACTCAGCAAGATTCTTTTTCTCAATCAACTCGCTGGTGTTGATAGTTTTGTATGATGGACCAAAGAGTCCCTCAAGAATCCATTTGTGAGTCTGTGTGCCGTCAAGAGTTCCAGTAAATCCAAACCGATACTTAGCATCACACAGTTTAGACATGATACTAATCAAAGACTTAGATTTGAATAGGTGAGCCTCATCTCCAATGACTACTTCAAACCTTTCAAAATAATTCCTTGGTAGCTTGTAAATTGACTGCCATGTTGTTATAATAACCCGAGCATCAGACACTCGTTCCTTACCGCCATATACCTTGTGACAGTTAGTTCCAACATCCCATCCGTAGTCAGAAAAATCTTTGTACATTTGCTCAACCAAAGAAGTGGTTGGAACGACAATCAATATATTCTTCCCATGTCCAACAAAGTATCGGACAATCGAATAGATCATTAGAGACTTGCCAGATGCAGTAGGTGATATCAGCAGTCTTCTATTATGTCTTAGAGCATCATAAACACCATCAACTTGATACTCTCTCGGTTTGTGAGAGCAGATAGCGTTCATATAATCCTTGACTCCTTCTCTTGAAATCATATCATTGACTTCAAAAGGAGTACCGTAAAACTTGTTGGATGTAAATTCGTAAGTATAATTGTGATCCTTACAGAACCTCACAACCTTATCCAACAGACCAACATAGATCTCACCTGTCTGAATATTAAACAGGCGAATCTTTCCGTCCCACCATTTGTTCCTGTATTGAGGCATGTACTTAGCCCCAGGAACATCAAAGGTGAACTGATCTGATAACTCGTAAAATATGTGAGGTTCGGCTTGAATACGAAGATAAACTTCGTTCTTCTTACCGATCACTAAATGACTCATGCTTACAATCCATTCTGAAATCTCATCCAATCAATAGCATTCTTAATAGCAAATCCTCTGTTGTTCAGTGATTTGATAATCTCTTCCAAGAAACTCAAAAGAGTATCGTAATACTTGATCTTTAGAGATATTTTTGACAAATGTTCATCAGCCTCAATATATCTGATGATTGCATCTTTCTCTCTCACCTTGAATGGGAAAGGATGCTCTTCATATACCTCAGGATCTGCTTTACCTGTGTAGTAGTTCCAGCGTTCTAATTTCTTTTTATTGTACCCGTCCAATACTTTTTCACGCAAGAGACGAGTTGTATTGTATATATCCCAATACTTACAGTGAAGCATGGGAGTTCGGAGTGACTCGTTAGCTAGATCGTCTTTATCGATCTCACTATCTTTTTGCCACATCTTCTGAACTTCATCCAGATTCATCATAAAGAAAAAAGTTAATTCACAAAGTTGGTGGTTAATCGATTACCACTCATATCAGTAATCTTGTAGATAGTATACTTGAAGTTAGCCGTTGCTGTAAAGTAGTCAGTATCTCCAGACGCAGCATCGAAGTCCAGTCCCGTGAGAGAATATGGGAACAGGTCTTTGAACATAACCTGATGCAATGGATTGAAGTTACTGCTTAGAATGATCAGAGAACCATCAGAAAATTGTTGACCATATTCTGGTTCGGCTCTGTTTCTGTCTGATCTGGCAACTTGCTGTGGATCATTAACAAGATCTTCAAACTGGTCTCCTGATTCTGGGAATCCAAGTCCAACTAACCAGTTATGAATTGACATGTAGTTTTCTAGGTTTTCATCAACCAAGAATGTCAGAGACAGATCACCATACTCCAGTTTGTCACCAGGGATAGCGATGTCTTTGAGATAGTTTGATTGATTGGCAAGACCTAAGGACAGTTCCGGCAGTCCAGCTTGTTGACAAAAGAAAGCAACCTTAGGTGCCTTTGTCAATGTAAACTTAAAACCAACTGGAGATAGAAAATTTCTATTACCAATCTGTTGATCAAATGCGGATGCCATTACTCTCTATACTCTGCTAGCATGTCCAATACCTTATTTAGGGAGTCATGAGCACCCTCATGCCACTCAAGGTTCTTAGAACCAAATGGTTCCTGAAACAAAGAAGTTTTGTATTTGAAAATCCTTGCTAGCAATTCAGCCTTAGTCACTTGTCCTCTTGGCATAATATACAGTGCTTGAGCTGTTATTTAGACATAAAAAAAGGACCGCCGAAGCGGTCCCCAGGAAGGATATGTGAATTAGATCACATGAGGTTCTTAACAGAAACTCTTCTGTAGTAACGGTTAGTAGCCGCCTTGATGGCACCGTATGCTTGGGTGGTTCCTTCAGCGAAGGGGTTCGCAACCATGCCGTAGCGGGTCTTGAAGCCGATCTTGGGCTGGAAGGTGTTCTCTCCAACGGCACGAACCATCTGGAGGGGAACATAAGGACAGTAGAACAGTCCAGCATCGTAGGGGCTAGTACCCTTGTAACCAACAACATAATACTGCAGAGCAGCGTTGTTGCTAGCAAAGGGATCGATGTATACTCTGTACTTACCGTTGATGGTACCAGCAAAGGTGTTGCCAGTGTCGTCAACCTGCAGGTTAGCGTTCAGAGCGGGGGTGTAATCCAGTACACCAGCCATGGTCAGAGCGGAAGCAACATCAGCAGAAGTCAGGATGATGTTACCCTTCCCTCTACGAGTTCTTTGTGCAATCGCGTTAGCGTCTCTTTCGATTTGGAACAGGAGACCCTTGAACTTCTCAACGCTCCAGCGACCGTTAGAGTCGATGTCCAGGTCAAACTGACCAGCGGTAGCAACGTTGGTTTGAGCACCAGCTTCAGCAACCTTGTAGATGGTTCTGATAACTTCACGGTTGATCTCAGCCAGAATCTCAGTAGAGAGAATGTTGGCGAGTTCCGCTTCAGCGTTCAGACCGTGGATTGCCTTAAGGTCTTGTGCCAGTTCCAACGAATACTCAGCTTTCAGAGCACGGGACTTCGCGGTAACGGTGACTTTCTCGATCGAGAAGGCCATCTTGTTGAACTCATCGCCAGACTCACCCAGAGTCTCAGAGTTCAGAGTGCTCATACCCTGACCTACGCTGTAGGTATTGGCTGCGCTGTTAGGATCGAGAACGCCGGGGTTGGAACCACGCTGCAGAGTAGTACCGAAACCAACGGCGCCCGTGGAGTCAGAACCACCAGTGTAGTCGCCTTGAGTGGCGTCATATCCTTCGCGCTGAGCGGAGAATGCGGAATCGGGCTCGTCGAACAGAGCTTCGGTTCCGGTCATGTTCTCGTAGCGAGAACGCATTGCGAAGATCAGTCCAGTAGGACCGCTCATGGGTTGAACGCCAGCCAGGTCATAAGCGACCAGGTTAGGCATAGAGCGTCTGA